CATGAGGGGGAATGTATACACTAGCTAAATCAACGAGGGCCAAGGCATCTGCTCGATCCTCACAAACATTAATCATATGACCAGTTAAACTATCATTTGTCAAGCCAGGAACCGTTAAGAGGTTCATGTCAACAAACTCCGGATCTGCAACTGTGTCGATGGCGCGGCGGAATGTGTGATACACATAACTAGTATCTTCGGTCGACGTCGCCGTCATACCTCCATTATATAGAGGATCGGGCTTCATGATGTTAAAGCCGTCGAAACCACCAAAGAATGGAGCAGTGAATTTATTATATCCAGCATCCAAAGTGGTTGCGGAAGAACTATTAACAGCTGAACCTGCGGTGCGCGAGCCAGATTGATAATAATAAATTCCAGAACTTCCTGTCGTTAGATCGTCAAGCGAGAATACGTAGGCATAATCCTCAACGCCGGCGGTGCTGTGTGGTGCTGTCGGATTCGTTCCTCCACCGGTGGCGCCCCGGGGGCCATTAGCGCTGTACCCGCTGTAAAGGTGCCCGTGGAAATCGGCGACACTTGCGTCTGGAGTTGTGCTGGTTGCCGTTCTAGTTGTCTGCATTCCAAAATATGCGTCGGTTTGATCGCTCAATCCGCCATCAGATGCTGACACTCTAAGTCTTACTTGGGGAAACACAAGAGAGCCCGTACAACTACCGACAGCCGGCGGCAGGTTCGCGATTCCTCCCCCCCCAGAAAGATAAACAACCCCACCTATAAGCGCGTTGGGCGACGCATCATGAGCGACAATGTCAGCGCCGCCGGTTAGAAAAGCCTGTGTACCAAGCGCCATCCCATCGACGGCGATGCCGGTGCCGGCTGTGGTGCCAGCGGGCGATAAGTTACAAGCACCAGTGGCATTAAGATCATACACTGCTCTAAAGCGGGGTGGTCCAAAATAGCCTAATGGAAGAAGCGAATCATCGGTTGCGCCAGCATCAACATCTGTATTCATTTCAACATAAACGAACTTAGAGTTGTTGTCATAGTCGCCATAGGTCTTAAGGACTTTATTCGTAGTATCCCATTCCATGTACTTGTTGCCAATAACTCTCGCAACATAACTTGGCGACGTAGGATCGAGATTTAAGTTATCAAATCTCTCTAGAATTTCAATAGCATTATCGGTGTCATATAAGTTTCTAATGAGAACGGAGAAAGTACCAAACTCACTAACAGTTGTGGTTGAAGGTCGAATATTCGCAATTGAAACCTTACAATTCTTGTGTAGCCACTCGCCATGGCCGCGGCCAACTAAGCGAAAAAGCCTCTGTGATCTAAAGGGAACGTATGAAGTACCAGCCCCTAGATCTTGTCCAATAAACCAACCAGATGTTCCCTCCACCGTTGCATTAGATTCCATATCGTAGGGGCCCTCGGTTCCCTTAGATATCGCCATCACACACCCTAGGGCTCCGGATGTCATACCGCGGTCTCTCAATTCTTGCTCATATGTTTCACCAAGCCAATAAGTTTTAGCATATTCAGTAGTAGCAGTATAGAATGTGGAAGAGCTTACAAGCTGTGGATTGGTGTTAAACACTTTGCGAATAAAGTTGCTTTTTGAGTCATCGAGACTAAAGCTAATCTTTTCATCGCTGCCAATTCCACCACTAATAACCAATGTAAAGAGGTTCTCGTTATCGGTTCCAATGATAACATTGTTAGAGCCGGTGGTAGGCACCGCATCTGCAGAATCAGCCAAATTCAGAGCTGAGCCTCCATAAATTGTACCGCTAAGGTATACCTCCCCTTGGTTAACATACCAAATAGCCGCAAGACTGCCTGTTCCCAGTATGGCTTGGGCGGCCGCTCCGGAAGTAAATAACCAAAGTCCATAAGCACCACCATTGGTAGAGGGAATTCCAGTTGGGCTCTTTTGAGTCTTCCATCCGGCCGCGGCATCTCCCTCTGTGGTACTGCCAAGAGATGTCTGTTCTCCCAACAATCGAATGTAAGTAAGAGGGGCAACATTTGCGTTCAGGAAGGCTTTTGCCGCGTACGTCCCATACATTGGAGATTGATAATTGCCATTACGATAGATGTCTCCACCTCCCATACCAGGCACTGTATCGCCAAACATTTCAACAAAGTCTGAATAAGATTCAACCTTTACGGGTTGCATGGATAAGCCGCGGCGCGCCCTGCCGATTACGACGGGCCCGATTGCTTCAGGACTTGTTGGAATAAAGGAGTTATCAATCTCATTGATGAACACTCCAGGAGATACAAATTTAAAACTTTTAACTGACATTATTGTGTTCCTCTTGCCAAAATAGGTGTAAATGGCGACCTAATCATTAATTAAGTAGTATTTTTAATCTCAAAAGTAGTTCCTGAACTAGGCGAATTAAAGAAAAAAGTCGCCAATACCTTCAGGAACTGTGCCCTCGTTAGGAAAAGTTATCTCTACTGCATTCTCGTGAATTCTTATGATTGGGCGGTCATCATTATCATTTTCACCAATAAGATAACCCAACACTCGAATTGTTATCTCAGAAGTATACATCCTCACATCTTCGGCAAGATTGCCAATGTTGTTCGAATGTGTGAAACCTTGGTCAATAAATGCTTCATATAGGTGACCATTTCTTGTCATAGTGAATGCATTAATTTGACCTGTTCTGGCGATGAAGGGGGCCAAAATTGAATTCATTTGTTGTTGATACTCTGATTTAATTATAATTTTATAATCGATGTTTACATATACTGGGATGGGGATCGAAAGGCTTTTTATAACAACTTTTTTATTGACTCTCGGGTAATAAAGTTGTTGAGTTCCGCCTGTGTCTAAATCTCGAGTGGCGGCGGCAACTGCAAAGTTTCTAGTCTTATCTTGAACTATCTTTTTAGCGATGACGACGCGGCCGCTGCGTCCATTTTTATCGTCGGAATATAAGTGAGCCTGAAAAGAGCCTTTCCTGTTAGGATCTTTGATTATTCCTGTTCTCTCTATGCTTATTAGCGGTAATTTTAAAGCGCCGGAGTCATCTCGTAGCTCTTTTTCATTTTTAATTTGAAACGACCTTTCCGGAACCTGCCAAAGCACAGGCACTTTTACAAAACCCTCATTGGTATTGGTGCTTAGATTTAAATCTTCCTTTAACCACGAAGTAATGGCATAATCTATGTTTTCAATAGTTGAGGCGCGCATCCCCAATTCTTTTAATGTAATCTCTGGCTTGTTGTCGGGCAACATAGCAAAATCAAAATTGTCAGGTAGCATCGAACAACCCCTTTCTGGCTCTCTTGCAAACCGCAGATGTTTCAAAAATATGATTCACCTGACCAAATAGTTGTTTATTTTGAACTAGTTTCACTATTTCGTAATAACTCTCGCCGTATAGAACAAAATCGCCTTCGCGAATATACATATTTTGGTCTTCCTCGAGTCTCCTCTTATGAAAGTGTACGTTAATTTCCCAAATCTTATCTACACCAACATTTTCCATATAAGTTGTTTCAAATGTGGTGAATTCCACCAACGCAAACACTCTGACGGGAGGTAAAAAGGTCTTTTTTATCGCCTCTCCGTATAATTCATGAAAGTTAGTTCTTTTTAAGTCAACCGGATAGTAAAGAATTTGCTGACCGATTACCTTCTCAATTAATTCATCATTAACTTGCTTTACTAAATCTCGTTCTTTTTCACCCAGAAACAAAGGAGGGGGCGGTGCAGTTGGTCTCTTCCATTTATCAGACATCATTTATTACCCCACAAAGATTGGCACAGGCGAGTTTTTAAGCACCTCCACAGTGGCGTTAGCCTTCTCACCATCAAGTTTAACTAGTTCGGCGTATTCCATCTCCTTCAACAGTTCTCTTAATTTATCTCTCAAAGCGTTTTGTTCTTCTTTCGCTTGTGATAACAATTCCGCATGATTCAACGTCACACTTTCACCGGGGATCGGCAATGTGTTAAACTTTCCTCTAATCTGTCCCAACATCTCTTTGCAAAGCGCCAAACAATACTTTCGTATCCATTGTTTGCCAATGGCATTTATATTTCGATATGGAATGTTATCAAACGGAATGGTGTTGGCGTTGTTAACGCCATTGACGCCTGTCCTGTAATTATCGTCTTCATCCCAAGCATTGTTGTCAACATAAAATCTCACCCAAATCCTATCCAGCGCTCCAAAATCCCAATAACTCGGATTCGGGTAAAGACGTAATTTGTTATTTATAATTTCATAGGAATAATTAGAGGTTCTCGTCATAATAGAATCCTCATACATTATAGCCTGCATTTTATTTTGCCACGTTGGAATAATCTCAAATGTAGCATCATCAGCAAACTGTCCGTATGTCGAATAATTTCCTACGACTCCTATGCCCCCATAATAGCCGTAAAACCGCCACATAGCTCGTGGAGACTTATAAAACACCGTTGTGACTATAACACGATTATCGCCGACCGCCCCTTGAAACGATACTGCGTTCCCGCCGTCATTCAACCCTGTGGCTGAAGAAGCGGAAATAATAGCTTGTAAATCGTAGTCTTGTGTGTCCGCGCTTGGTGTGAATGAAGCTGAGTATTGAGGAACAGTTCCTCCCAACCCACCTACAGATATTAGACCATCGCTGACATTGCGCGCATACTCAAACTGATATCTTGGGTATTTAAGGGAAACCTTATCACCATCTAAACTAGATGATAATGTGCCGGCCTCCATTTCTCCAAGGTGATTGAACGTTCCCGTAGCATTTCCCAGTACATCTGAAAGTACGTTTTTGCTTTGGTGCAAGTTAATAATATAAGAATATTCTAGAACCGCCTCTTCATAAGCGGCATAAACATTGGCAGGAGTTAATTCGATATCCACCACGTCGCCGCCAAGTTTCTTGTAGACAAACGCAACTTGTGCGCTAGCTCCTGTTAAAAACTCTTGGGAGCCGGTATACATCCCGAATGGGACGGCGGCCGCAACCGAGCCAGCGGAACCTGTTTGGGTTAAAATTACGGTACTAGTTTGTGATCTTGGTTGTAAGTCAGTCGGCATCGATATACGTCTCCTCCCTTAATTAGTAAGCCATAAAACAAAACCCCCCGTCAAGGGGGGTTCTTTGGAGAGAAGAGTTATTTTATGCTGTTATCTCGGGCGTTGTTGTTTTCTTTGGGCGGCGCTTCTTCGTAGATGCCTTCTTGGTGCTCTTTCGTTTGGGGGCAGCTTTCGGTGTTTCCTCCACTTTTTCTTCT